CAACGGCCACTACAAGCGACCGTACCTTCTTTGGCATCATGGTCGAGGTTCTCTTGGTAGAATTCCTCAAACATGGTGTACTCGTCGTTGACAGACGAACAAGAGGGTGCGTTGATAATCTCCAAACCAACGCTATAAGGTTGACACGTATCGGTGGCGGACGTGACCCACGCTGCGGCTTCCCCTTCTCGCCGGAGAGCTTCCTCAACGGTAGCCGTGCCACCGGACTCTGCCGTAATGAAATCCCAGATGAAGTCAAACGAAACATCCATCGGTTCCTGATCCGCATTACGGACGGTATCAAGATTTCCACGGTCCTTAACGAACTCACGTGGAGTTTTTTCGGAGTAGGAAAGTGTTCCTTCTCCAATCGTGATGGAAATGCTATTACCTTGTGACAGGTTGGCAGCGGCTTTCGTCTCAAGAATGCCCGAGCCTACCCCCTCTTCCACCCCCGTAACAAGGGCGGCTGCGGCAGCGTTCAACGCTATGGCCGCAACGAGGTCAGCCGCTGTCGTCTGAACAACGGATGAAATCGTCTCCAGAGTAACAACAATTGCTGTGCCGGTCACAGCAATAGCTAGCGATTCGTCAGCACCAGTAGCGTCAAACTCAATTGAGATTAGACGACTACCCATGTGCTTACTTACCGCTGTCCACGTAATGTCGGATAGGGCCGCAGTACAATCTGTTAAGAGAGTACCGAGAGTACCATCCCAGATTTTTATCGTGGCGTTTTTCAAGTCGATCTTCGCCATGAACTTAGCCTCCTAATGGTTTTGCTAGAATTAACAACGCAACTTAGGCCCGAGTGTGGGACGCAGTTGTTGCGTTACAGCGGCCACTACAGGCGACCGAACCTTCCTTGGCATCATGGTCAAGGTTTTCTTGGTAGAATTCCGTGAACATGGTGTACTCGTCCTCAACCGATGAGCACTCAGGCAAATTGCTAAGCTCAACATCGACACAGAACGGTTGACACGTATCCAGAGCAGTCGTCAACCACGAATTGGTAACGGCAATCCCTGTATTCTTGAGAGCTTCTTCTACTGTGGGGTTCGAGCCACCCGATTCTGCGGTGATAAAGTCCCAGATGAAGTCGAACGAAATATCCATCGGCTCCTGATCTGCGTCACGGACAGTATCGAGATTTCCACGATCCTTGACAAACTCACGCGGAGTTTTCTCGGAATAGGAAAGCGTCCCCTCACCGACTGTTATGTCGATGCTTTGTTGACCATCGAGCGTTGTGATAGCTTGAGCCTCGACAAGGTCTGTACCTGCACCCGCTTGTGTAACTGTTACAAGAGCGTTAGCTTCGGTATTACCTGCGATAGCGGCGGCAAGCAAAGTTGCCGTCGTCGTAACTGCTCCCGTCTCGTATGCGAGAGTTGCAACGATACTTCGGCCAGTAGTGACAACACCAAGCGACCCATCTTCCCCAGGATCGACCAGCGTAAGGGCGATCTTATTGGAGCCAATGTGCTTACTCTTGGCAGTAAGTATGATCTGACCGTCGACCCCACCAGTGTTGGTGGTAGTCAGAGTTCCGAGCGTACCGTCCCATAGTTTGACGGTTGCGTTTTTCAAGTCGATTTTTGCCATGTTGGCAGCTCCTTTATTCTTGAAGTTCCATGCGGTAATGACCCTCAATCGTGTACTGTGTCAATCGAGTGTCCTGACGAATTATCCCGAACTGACCAATATCTATGCTGTCATTTGTTCGTGAAGACCTGAGCCGGTAGCAGCCCAGTAAAGTGTCATCATCATTGGCACCACCACCGTATCTATAAGCCTTAATAACATTTGTAAAAGCTGTAGCGAAAATACCAACAGCCTTTAACCCAGCATACAAATCTTCGGGGTCCATATGAGCCTGAATGAGGATATTAACTTCAATATCCAAGTAATAAAGGCCCCGGCTAGGATTTTTAATAAAGGGACCATCGAAGCGAAGTTCCCCAAAAATCCGAAGTTCATTAGTATCCCTATCATCGCCCTCAATATACAATGGGTAGTCACCCCTGTTAGCATTGAAATGCTTTGCAATTGAAGCTACAGTCCACCGAGGCCAATCTTGATTTATCGCCATCACACAACCCCCGAAGCTAATTGTTGGAGTGTCAGAATTGATTTTGGTTCCTCAAGCCTAACTAACTTTTGGCCTATAGTCGCACGTACAACAAGGATATAACCCATATCTTGCTCAAATTCATAAAAACTCTTGATATCATACCGCTGATTGTTAAAAATGACAAATTGGTCAGCGTCCATAACCCACGTAGATGGGAGGTCTCTCGCATCGACAATAATACGGCGATCCGCTGCATCGAAAAAGCCACCAGTAGTAAAATCTTTGTTCGCTGAAATATAAGCCAAGTCATATACAAAATCACGATGATTTCGTGCAGGCTGTACGATGGCTCGTCTGATGCTAACTTTACTATAAGTTGAACTTTTTTGTCCGGTCTCAAGATCAGTTTCACCTAGCGTCTGATTATACAGATCGACAGGTAGACCGTAGTTACGTTTCATACGGTAAAGTATCCGGCGGATAAATCGTAAGCGATTTCGATGTCGAGTCATTACATGAACCTTGCTAGAATTAACAAGGACTAACTACCCACCCCGAAGGGTGGGCAGTTAGTCGGTTTGGTTAGCCGAGCATCACGGCACCGAGGGCCGTATCCAGCGTGGCGACACCGCACAGAAGGTCAACCGTAACCAGGATACCCTGACCACGACCTTCGTAGCTAACGGTGACACGCATGGCAACGTCATTAAATGACGCAACCGCTGACATGGCACCCAGACCGGCCGGAACTGTTACGAGCGGTCGAATGACCAATGCGAGACAGTTACGGTTGAAGGCGAAGTTGAATTCGCCGGAAGGTCCGAGATTGATAACATCGCCATCGACCACACCAGTCACCAGCGGACGGTCCAACGTGATACCGGTGGTATTGGCACCCGTTTCAGTCGTCCCAATTATGCAATAGTAACCGACAATCGGTACGTCCGGTGTACCTTCGGTCGAGAAGGCAATTAGCGTACCGACCGGGATAGCTCCCGTGTAGCCGCTAACAACGATTTCCTTTGCGTAACCGGCATCGTAACCGCTAGTGAAGTTGACAGCGGCATTTTCATACCGCGTAATGATCGCATCATCCGCCACGGCTTTGCGAAGCCCAGGGCTGACTGTGATCGTGCCACCCTCACCCGAAATCGACGACGCGGTAACACGCTGACACGTATTGTCACCGGCGATCTTGACGAAATCACCCGGCTTATCATCGAACTGCGAACCGGCAGTATCAATGGTAAGTACCGTTGAACCGGCAGCATACCCAGTGGGCTCAACGGCCTGAGCGATCTTGGCCGTCGCAGCAGCAACCGTGATGGTCACAGACGGGGTGTTCTGGCATTGGTAGATACCAAAACCAAACTTTCGTCCGATGCTTGCTTCACGCAGAGCCGTACCATCGTCGCCAACCTTGTCGGCTTCGGTGAACGTATCCAGGTTCAGCATGTCCTCTTCGGTCTCGGGACCGATGATAAGCGACCGACCACCTTCGGGGGCTTTGTTGATATTCATACGCTTACGCGTACCAATCATGTAACCCTTAACGGTGTCGGAAGCACTCAGACCCAAGCCACCCTCTTGGTTGTCAAGGAACTGGAAGCATTGTCCAAGAGTAATCTTGTCCATTGCTTGAGCCAGTGACGCGACGGCGGGACCTAAGAAGATGTCCCGAAGCTCTTGGAAAGACTTGGTGAGGTCTTCGTCTTGGAGCGTGAAGGACGTGTGCAAGTGCTGGTTGAGCGGCACTTGAATATCCGTCGCTTCGGCGTTCTGGACGTCAACGTCGTCAGCCTTGGTTTTCCGCTTGGCCTCAAACTCGGCAGGCTTACGGGTGTGAACAATATCACCAAACTTTGCCAGATCGCTGGAAAAGTCACGGTGAACCATACTCGAAGCAACCATGTTTTCCAACAGGATTGCGACGGCCTCGTTTGCCCAAATCTCCGGGATGAACGCATCCAGGGAGTTGGCATATACGAGTTGGAATGGTTGTGAAAACAAATTCATTTGCTAACCTTTCGTGAAAACTACTTTGGTAAAAATAGCAAACCTTAACCCTTAAATTGGGTCGGGTCTACTCCGGGGTTTTTCTTCCGCCATTCCATGAAGGTGGCAGTGTCTTTGAGTGCTTCGGCAGACATTTGTTTGCCTTTACCAGCACCCGATCCACTGTTACCTCCCATACCACCTGCTCCAGGGTTGATGAACAAGTTACCGAATCGCTCCGGCAATTCTTGCATACGCTTCAACGCGGCGTCAGGAGCAAGCTCAAGCGTGACGGGTTGTCCCTCTTTGTCGACGTCGGCGAACTTAATCATCGTGTCGAACGCACCAGTGGGTTTCCCATCGTCCCCGAGAGTCTCACTCAGGTAAGTCATTGGCCCCAAAAGTTGCACAATCTGATCAGGTACGGTTGCCTTAGCTCCGACGGCAGCCGAAGTAAGTTCCGAATTGACCCGTGCTTGGGTGTAACGTTGTTGCCAATTGTCGCGATCCTTGCTAATAGTATCAACGGCATCCTTTTGAGTTTTTTCAGCCTTGGCGATCTTCCTGTTGGCAATCTCTTCTTTGGACATTGACTGCTCAAGCAGTTTCTCTACGCGTTCTTCCAACTCGGCCTGTGCCTGAGAAGAAAGATTTGCCTGACTGGTTAAGGTTTTAAGCTCACCAGCTAGTTTCTCGTTTTGTTGAGTAAGATTACGACGGTTATCCGCCATCATCTTATTCAATTGGTCCTGGGTATAGGATTTAGCACCATCACCCTCGGCAGCTTTCTTAGCCGCTTCTTCGTCCGCAGCTTTCTTGGCGGCGAGCTCTTCGGGGGTTGGATCATCATACACAAGCAGGAACAAATCGGTGATCAAACGCATGTCAAAATCTCCTCAAGAAACCCTACTAATAGTTACCTCCCGAGGATCACGTAGGTAAGGTAGAAGCATCTGCCAAGCGACAGAGCTTGGTATACCTGCCTTAATGTGATCCTGTGCAAAGTGCGAGTCGTAGGTGGCTCTCGCACCGGAGTAAGCGTCAGAATTGACGCCAATTAGTTCTGCTTCCAGGTCGGCATCATAACCATCCAAGAATGAAAGTGCACATTCGTAGGTAGCCATAAGAATGTCGGCCGGGACTTCTG